AAGAAGGCGGAGTCGTCGCCGCGAATATTGTCAGCGCCGATATCAACATCGACTTTGGCCTTGACGGCGATACTTATGCGATTGGCGGCAATGGCTGCCGGGCTGATCTTGTCGAAGGAATCGTGAAAGTCACCGGCACGGTTAAAGCATTCTTCCAGAATGCCGCCCTGTTGAATAAGGCGATTAGCGATGCCAATAGCTCACTGAAGCTGCAACTGATTAATGGCACAAAAAGTTTGGCATTTTTTATGCCGGAAGTGGTGTATGAACGAACCTCGCCTGGCATCGAAGGCAGCAAGGGAATTCTGATCAGCCTGCCCTACCGGGCCTACTTCCAAAGCGGCAGCGGCGGCTCGGTGCTGGTGACGACACTAAATAACAGCCAGACGGCTTACGAGTAGGGAGATGAAGATGGATAAACCGATCAAATTGCCGCAAGCGCGGGCTATGACCCGCAAGGAACTGAAGGCCTTCCGCGCCGCAGGGCTGGACCCGGTGTTTATCACGCCACGGGAAGACATATCGATCCTGCGCTTCAGCGCGGAAAGCAATGATTGGATATTGGACAACCTCTACGGTGAGTATGATTTGGACGACGCGCCATGTGACGTACTGGCCAAGCTGTGCGAGGATACCTTTACCAGAACCTATGGGATAAAAGGCCGGGCGGACGCAGAAACAAAAAACTGCTAGCGGTCTGGGAGTGGGTGGAAGGCGGCGGATTCGCGTACTGCGAGTCCTGCCGCCTGGCTGCTTCTCAGACCGAGTGCGATAACTGCCCAGACCGCTGTCCGGCGCTGCTAGCAGGAAACGTTGCGGCCTGGCGGCTGTGGACTAAGGTGAATACTCAGTGGCGAGTTGGCGCTGGTGGGGTTTATGGACTGGATTATAATGCGATGGCGGTTGTGGCTGAGGTGTATGGGCTGGAGATTATGCCTGGCTTGTTTGAGAAGCTGCGGGTGCTGGAGGGGGCGGTACTGGAGAAGGCAAATAAAAACTCGCTGCCTCCCTGGTGTCCAGTAAAGGCAGCGAATTAATTAAGCCAGAGACTATATATTACCTTTCCAGAGCGGCGATGCGCTGTTTTGCATAAGCGATTTGCTGTACATCTTGCGGGGGTGCGACCAAAAGGAATTGCTGATAGGCTACAAGCGCGTTAGTAGTTTGCCGGATATTTTCATAAACTATCGCTTTGTTAAAGTAGGCTTTGGCCTTTCTGGGATCAATGGAGATAGCTTGGTTATAGTCGGCGATAGCACCGAGATAAGGACTTGAAAAACATAGTTGAGTTACCTCCTTTTTTATGCCAGATAATGTGCTCACCTAATTATAAGGCTATGATTTCTAAAGTTAGGAAGGAGAATCCTTCCTAACTAGAGCTTTTTATTATACAGTAAGAGATATAAATTCTCTGATTAAATCTAAATGGAGAAGAAGGTGATTCTGTGAATGAAACTTTTAAGAAAAGTATTGAATTTATAGTGGACTTGGCGGCAGCGCAATCACCAACACTATTATATCTTAAGGCGGCTGTAGACTTTGTCACTCTTCAAAACAAAGCACACGAGGAAAACATTAGTAAAGGGTACTATGATATTAATTCTGTTGACAAAGAGTCAGTGGTATTTATTAAAAAGTCAGATTTAAAAATAAGCGATCTAAATAGATTAGACAATCCGCCTATGAGTGAACAGGAACTTACGGAAGCAAGAATAAAACGTTTTTTGGAAAACAATGAAATGCTTGTGCAGCACGATCAAGTTGATACCGAGGCTTCTGTTGCAGGTAATGGAAGTAATAGCTTGGGAAAAAATATGTCAATGTTAGAACACTTACCGGGAAATCCACTTGAAGATAATAGTAATGCTCCTGCGATATTGCCGACTGCTGAACTCGAAAGAGAGATCAGAGCCCTTTATAATGCCAAGATGTTGGAAGATGAAAAAACATTAACTAACCAATACAAAAAACTTACTTTATCAGAAAAGGATTATGCTATCTGGGCGTTAGAGGAAGAGATAAAGGCTTTCCACGATAGTTATAACGTGAAATTAGGCATATTTAACGACTTTGAAGCCTATAAGAAAAAGCAACAAAGCAACCCCAATCCCCAAAGCGATCTTTCTCTAGCTCCAGGCGTAGCGGTCAAGGAAATCCAAAACCAACAGGCTGATTACGCTAAACCAATGGTGCAAGCCTATAACGAAATCAACGCATCTGCCGAAAATCACTGGATCAAGATGCTTTCCGGTCAGGAAAACTTCTCGCAAGGGATGAAAAGCATCACCAAAGACCTCACCCAAAGCATAACGCAGATGTGGATAAAGATGATGTATCAGCAGTACATCTACAAACCATTGCAGGATTGGTTTACTACCATGATTGGCGGGTCAACCGCTGGTGCATCCACTGCAATCTCAAATGCTAGCGCATGGGCTGCTTATGGTCAAAATACTCTTGACGTCCTGTATCCTAACTTCTCTGCTAAAGCAACAGGCGGTCCGGTTTCAGCCGGCGGGCTATACCTAGTCGGTGAAAAACAGCCCGAACTGTTCGTACCCGATCAGTCGGGCCGGATTTACCCGAGCGTGAATTCCTTTATGGATCAGCAGGAGCAGGTGTCCTCTGCCGCAGCCGCGCCGTCCGTGACTGTCAACGTCTACGACCGCTCCGGCAGCAACGTGCAGGTCAGCAAGCAAGTCCGCTGGGACGGCAGTGCGCAGCAGATGATTGTCGAGATGTTTATTGACGCGAAGGAACGTAATGTCATGGGACTGCGCGACGCGTTAGCAACTGGATAGAGGAGGCTGAATCATCATGTTACCGTCTTTTCCTGTCATTGCCCCGCCTATTTTTCCTTTAGAAGAAGATTTCCCTGATCAAACAATATCCTCCACTTCAGAAGGCGGCTATCGCCAGAGCCGGCCCCGCACAACGCGGATGCCGGGAACATGGAAGCTGAAGTGGAATACCTTGCGCGACAGTGACTACCAGAGTCTGATTGAATTTTGGAAAGCCATTGCTCATGGCACGGCAGAGCAGTTTACCTGGCAGCACCCGCACACAGGAATGGCGTATAGTGTGCGCTTTCTTAGCAAGCCGGCCTTTCAACTGACCGAGCATGGCTGGAGCGGTGAGTGTACGCTGGAGGAAGTCTAGAGGAGGTGTGACATGCATCAGTTTTCATTAGCGGCGCGGCTGGAGAAAAATAAAATGGCCAGCACCGCGCCTTTTCTATTGCTGGTCGAAGTCCGGGCAACAGATACAGAGATTATCCGTCTGGTCAATAACAACGAAGACATTGTCTGGGGCGGCCAGGAATGGATTGCCTTTCCCGTCAAACCGGGCGACATCTCAGATGATACCAAGAGTCTGCCGCAGGTGAACCTGCTGGTATCCAACGTCAACGGACTGGTTCAGTCATATCTCGAAGAGTATGACGGCCTTACTGACCGTGAAGTCGTGCTTCGCATTGTCCATGCAGCCCATCTTGACTTGAATGAAGCAGAAATTGAGGAGACCTATACCATCCAGAAGGTGGATTATGATGAAGAATGGGTCACCTTCGTACTGGGCGGCGAGAACATACAGTATCTGCGTTTCCCGCCCCGACGCTATATGCAGCGTTTCTGCGCATTCAAATATAAAAGTGTGCGCTGCGGCGCCGTGTCATCACTGCCCACCTGCGATAAGACACTGCAAGCCTGCCGGGACCGGAATAATGCGATCCGCTTCGGCGGCGAGCCAGGCATGCTGGCTGGAGGTCTGTATGCGAATTGACGACCTGATTGGCAAGCCATTTGTTGACGGCGGCCGCGGTCCGGGCGGCTACGACTGCTATGGTGTTGTCAAAGAAGTATTCCGCCGCGTCGGCATCGACTTGCCGGAATACCACATCGGCTGCCTCGACACGCTCGCGATCAGCGCCGCGGTTGAGAGCCAACGGTCACTGTGGCGCCGCCTGACTTCGCCGGCTGCTCCCTGCGTAGTGGCGATTCGGCTCAATCCCGGCAGCATCAGCCATGTCGGGGCCTATATCGGCGGCGGGCAGTTTATCCATGCCTACCAAAACGCGGGCGGGGTATGCATTAACCGGCTTGAGGAACTTGTCTGGAAACGGCGGATTGAAGGATTTTACGCACCGGGGTGGTTACATGATTAATCTTATTATTGTCCGCAATCCCTTGCAGCCGCATTTGCGGGAAACGGTGGAGTTCGCATACCAGCCCGATAAATCCCTAGCGCAGTACCTGGAGGAGAACGGATTACAGACAGGCTTTATCAGTTCCATTAGCGGAGTGGTGGTTGACAATCCGGACACAGCCTATCCACTGGACGGCGATTACCTTGTCGCAATGCCAATTTTGGGCAGTGGGTTGAAAGATGTTTTCCGGCTTGTTCTTTCTATCGCGTTAAGTTCTTATGTTGGGAATATTCTTAATGGAGATGTTAAATGGATAAGTAGTAAACTGGGGAAATACCTTGCAGCTGGGGCCGTTTCCTTTTTGGGAGGGCGGATTATCAATACGATTCTGCCTTACGATCAACCGAAACTCCCGGCAGGTGCGGAGCAATCCCCTAACTATGGCTGGAATACCGGTGAAGTCGTTACTCAGCAAGGAAATGCGGTTGGCCGGACCTATGGAACCGTCCGCATTAAGAGTCCGCAGCTTCTGGCCTACTATGTCAGCGTGCAAAATGATAAACAATACCTCAATATGCTGCTCTGCGGCGGTGAGGGGCCTGTCAACAGCATTACCGATATAACAATTGATGATAATCCGGTAGCAAACTATAAAGATGTTACTGTCGAAACACGCTTGGGGACTAACGATCAGTCTGTTATTTCAAATTTTGGCGATACATTTGCTGCACAGTCATTGTCCTATGAGTTGTCAACCGATACATGGACAACTCATCAGACGGACGGCAACGCAGGCAAAGGCATTGAGTTAACGTTTGAGTTTCCCGGCGGTCTGTATTACCTAAACGGCAAAGGCAAACTGAAAAACGCGACTGTTAACCTACGCGTTGAATATCGCCAGTTCGGCGGCGCTTGGACGTTTTGGGCAGAACCATCCTACACGGCATCGAAAAATGTTGCTCTGAGGCGCAATATCCGCATTGACAATCTACCGGCCGGGCGCTATGAGGTCCGTTGCAAGTGCTCCTACAAATCCGGCACTAACACAACCCGTTATGGAACAAGGGTAGTGTGGTCAGGGTTATCACATATCCTGTATGAGGATTTTCAACGGCCTAACAAGGTATTAGTGTCAATTAAAGCCTTGGCCACCGATCAATTGTCCGGCAGTATGCCCAGCGTAAAATGGACCCAGACCCGCAATACCGTTTGGGCCTATAATCCCGATTCCGGCCAGTACGAGGCGAAACGGGCCGATTCGCCTGCCTGGGCGACCTATGACATGTATCATCAGTGCTTCAAGCTAAGGAATATCAATAGTGGACAGGATGAGTTTGTCGTCGAGGGTATGACTGCTGACCGGCTGCTATATGATGAGTTTACCGCTGGCGCGGTATATGATGACGAAACCGTCGACGGTGATAAGCGGCATTACATTGACTTTTATTTCGATCAGCCGCAGACCTTATGGGATGCCACCCGCGCCGCCAGCCTGTGCGGCCGCGGCGTAGCGGTTCCCCGCGGCACTAAACTCGGTTATACCGTGGACAAAGTTCGGCTGCCGGTGCAGCTTTTCAGCATGGGTAACATCACTAAA